AAATATAAATAAAAAAATAAAATGAGTTCTTTATCAATTACAAGCACCTACGCAGGTGAATTAGCGTTACCATATATCAACGCTGCGATTTTGTCTGGAGACACTTTGGCAAAAGGATATGTGACTTTAAAAGAAAATGTGAAATACAAAGCTGTATTGAAGAAGTTAGCCAATGGCGCGTCTTTGGTTCAAGCTGCTGCGTGTAATTTCACTGAACAAGGTACATTAACTTTGACTGAATCAGTTTTGCAGGTTGAAGATTTGATGACTAATCTTGAACTTTGTAAAAAGGAATTTGCTCAAGATTGGGAAGCTGCGCAAACAGGTCGTGGATTTATTAACGATGTTGTTCCTGCTAACTTCTCTGATTTCTTGATTGGTTACGCTGCTGCTAAAGTTGGAGAAACTATTGAGTTTACAATTTGGCAAGGTGATACTGGTGGAACTTATGATTCATTCGATGGATTTGAGAAAAAGTTGAAAGCTGGATTGAGTGGTTCTGCTGATCAAACTTGGGCTGCTACTTTGAGCGCATCAACTGTTATCGCTAACTTGAATGCGGTTATCAACGCACTTCCTGCCGCATTGATTGGAAGTCCAGATACTAAATTGTATATGAATCGTGCAACTGCTCAATTCTATCGCCAAGCGATTACTGCATTGGGTTATCTGCAAATGTATCAAGCAACTGATTCTTTCAACTTGCAATTCAACGGATATGACATTTATGTTTGTCCCGGAATGTCAACAGGAACTGTTGTAGCTGCTCAACCATCTAACTTATTTGTTGGTGTTGATGCTAACTCTGATTTTGCAGAAGTTAAAGTAGTTGATATGTCTTTGACTGATGCTTCTGACAATGTTCGTATGGCAATGAGATACCGTTGCGGTGTTCAAGTTGGTATATTGACTGACTGCGTAATCGGACATAACTAATATTAACCACATATAAAAGGGGAGTGGTTACGACTGCTCCCCATTTTTTTAAATAAACAATATAAAAATATGAGTTGTACAATAACCGCAGGATTTGGTTTACAATGCAAGGATGGCATTGGTGGAATCAAAAAAATATATTTGAATGCGCAAAGTGGATTCGCTGGTACATTAACCATTGATGGCCCAACTGAATTAGTTACAAATTGTTCAAGCACTGAAGATTTGTACGAATTTGTTTTGCCAAAATCAACAGGTAGCTTCACCGAAGAAGTGGCATCAAGCGTTGAGAATGGAACGATTTTCTATACACAAACAGTTACCGCATCATTCCACAAATTAAGCGCACCACGAAGAAAGCAATTGGAGTTAATCGCTCAAAATCGTTTGTTTGTTATTGTATTAGATAACAACGATAATTATTGGGTGGTAGGTTATGAGGATGGCGCGGAAGTTACCGCAGCATCAACCATGACAGGAACTGCAAAGGGTGACATGAACGGATATAATATCACACTTACTTCCGATTCAAAGCACAAAGCGTATAGAATTGAAGATGGTGTATTTGCTACTGACTTCACTGTTGTAGCTGCAACCATTTAATACATTTGCAGAGTGAATTACCTGCAATCAAATACCGCATCTCAAACTCTCCTGCTCTCTTTAAAGCAGGGGAGTTTACTTTTTTCAACAACTTACACCGATTATTTATTGGTGTTACAAAATGAACTAACTTCGGAATTGTTATACGTGATTCCAACAATTATAGATGAGAACGAAAGGATTACAACTTTGGGGATTAGTACGAATGATGATGATCCAACTAACGCATCGATTCTCGTCACTCATGGTGGCCGTTGGAATTTTATTGTTTACGGTCAAAATTCAAATACTAACTTGGATCCTACTGACGCTGTGGTGGTCGGTGAAATTGAAAGAGGTTTTGTTCAATTCAGTTCGCTCATTGATTACTACGACCAACCAACATTAACAATCCCATCTGATATTGAATACAATGCCTAATATAGTTGACGAAATAAAACAACGCATAGGAGCAACGCAAATTGAGTTGTCCAAATATGTAAAGATTCAACCTATTGAAGTTGAAGATAGGAAGGGATTTGTAAGTTATGGTGAAGGGAATACATTTCCGCAATATCTGATTGAACTATACAACGAATCGCCTGTTCATGGAAGCATTGTGAACTCAATTGCGTTCATGATAGCTGGGCAAGATTTCGTATCAACAAGTGCAGAGGCATCAACTGAAATTGCACGATTGCAATTAGATAAGATAAGACATTCCACCGCGTTAGATTTAAAGCTACATGGCGGTTTTTATTGGGAGGTGATATGGTCAATGGACAGAAGCACCATTGCGCAAATTAATCATCTTCCATTCGAGAATTGTCGTTTGTGTGTCAGTGATGACAATGACGATATTAGTGGTATTTATTACTCGCGTGATTGGAACGATAGCAGAAAGAAGAAAAATATACCTTCGTATATTCCAATGTTCAACCCTGACTATAAGGATGAATATCCAAAACAAGTGTTATTCGTTCATTCGATTGTTCCAGGTAGCGAATACTATCCAAAACCCGATTACATCAGTGCAGTAAACAACATCGAGTTAACGCGTCAGATTAGTGAATATCAAGTTAATTTGATATTGAATGGTTTCTTCCCATCATTGATTACTTCTTTTAACAATGGCATTCCATCGCTCGAAGAACAACGCATGATTAAAAACCAATTGCAACAAGCTATTCAAGGCGCGGAGAATGCAGGAAAGGTATTGACATTCTTCAACGAGGATAGGGATAGAGGTGTGGAGTTCACTCCGTTTCCTGTATCTGATATGGACAAACAATTTGAAACATTGGTAGGCCAAGCTGTTGAATCTATATTGGTTGGACATCGTGTAACAAGTCCGTTGTTGTTTGGTATTCGTGATGGTGGTGGATTGGGAAGCAACACCGATGAAATGAAACAAGCGATGAGAATTTTCATGAAACAAGTGGTTGAGCCATTTCAGCGCATGATTACTGACAGCATCGAATATCTATTCTCAACGGTTGCAATAAATGCCAACATTGAGATTACTCAAAATGATTTGTTCCAAGATGCTCAAACGAGCATGAACAATGCGCCATCGTTAGACGTTGCCAGTCAAGCATTGAATGGAGCGCAGATAGCTTCATTGTTAGAAATCATCGTACAAACAACTGCGAATGTGTTAACCATTCCATCCGCGAAGGCAATCACAAAGGCAGCATTCCCAACGATGAGTGATGCGCAGATAAATAGCATTTTTGATAACCTATCGAATGTGGTTATTGATCCCACTCAAGTAGTCCAAAAAAAAAAAGTTAAGTGCGAACACGATAGCGTTTCTGAAATCGATGAAGTCAATTTAGATGACATCGCAGAGGACTTAATCGCATTGGGTGAAGAACCAAATGAGGATTGGATTTTATTAGATAGTTACGATGTTGATTACGAGAATGACGACATCGAAAACGAAGCATTAGCACACATCTTCGATGGTATCGAAGTTAAACAAGCGGTAAGTACAGGAACTGCCAAACCAAATGCAACGAGTGACCAAGATAAAGTAATTGATGGTAAAACATATTACACACGTTACCGTTATAAAGGCCGCGTTACTGCATCTTCAAGGCCGTTTTGTCGTAAGATGTTAAATGCGGATAAGCTATACCGCAAAGAAGATATAATGGCATTGAATAACAAGGCAGTTAATCCAGGTTGGGGGCCAAATGGTATTGATACTTATTCCGTTTGGTTATACAAAGGAGGTGGTAATTGTCATCACGTTTGGCAAAAGGAATTATACATTAGCGCAAAAGGATTTGGATTAGATTTAAACAACCCAAATGCAAGAAAAAGAGCGTGGAGCATGGCGGAAAAAGCTGGGTATAAAGTGCGCAACAATTATTTAGTTGAAACGCGTCCAAAAGATATGCCCTATAATGGATTTTTACCCGACAATCCACGTTTTGGAATCAAATAAAATAGAATAAAATGGCAATACAACCCGAAATATTATTAATCACTGAAGATTATCTAAAGAAATACACAGCTATCACAGACGCTGTTGATCCAAACATTATCAGACCTGCCATTTATTTGGCGCAGGATAAGCAAATAACCAATTATTTGGGTACTGATTTAATGAATAGAATCAAATCGGATGTTAGCGCAGGTACATTGTCGGGCGATTATGAAACATTGCTTAACGATTACGTGTTAAAGTCGTTATTGTGGTGGACAATGGTTGAGTTGTATCCATCACTTTTATACAAGCATGACAATGGAAATCTTGTTAGCAGACAAAGTGAAGATACAACGCCAGTTACAAAGGGCGAAATGGAATCATTGAAGGAAGCTGCACGTGATAACGCTCGTTATTATACCAATCGTTTGGTGCAATATTTGTGCTATAATAGTTCATTGTTTCCCGAATACACATCGAACACCAACAATGACATTTCACCCGACAGAAACCCATAC